GTCATCCCAAACCGCTTGTACACTCAAAAGCTTACAGTTCCTGTGCGGCATTTTTAGCTCAGTGCCAGCAAACAAGACGTCACCATCTGCGTATGCAGAGGTGTCTAAGGTTGGAGTTATTGTAACAGAATTAAATGGCATGTCTTATTTATTATCCGAGTTGAACTGCTGAGTTGTCGTTACCAAAGACGCCGTACTCAATGATTGAGTCAACCTTTGTAGCGATAGCTTCGTATGTTTTGTCTGGGGCAATAGGAATAAACGCAAACTCTCCACCGCCGATTTTGGCTACAAGTGCGGTGTTAGAATCTGTTTCGTTTCTGACGTAGATATAGTTCTCCAGCTCTGCCTCTAGGTTTCTGATAAACAGATAGGCTCTGTCATTTTTCTGATTCGCCTTGTACAATAGCCTATCATCAGTATCAGCAGCTGTACCCTTCACCTTGGCTCTGATCAAGCTGCCAGAGTCACAAGAAATAACCGAGTTCACAGACAAGGCCAATGCGCTTGTTAGCACATCGTTACTATTAAGTGTAAATGCTGCCGTTACTGTTGCCATTATGCTTCGAAGATCAGTGCGTACTCAATAGTAAACGCTGTGCTCACGCTGGGTGTGACGCAAATGTCATTCGCTGCATCGTGTGCAGACCAAGGAATGAACATCCAATCACCAGCATACAATCTTCCGATTTCTTCTGGGGTGCCACCAGAATCGCCAATAGAAATTGTAGCGTACTCTGTGGCTACGGTGCTAGTGTTCTTGATGTAAAGCTTGTGAGCCCTCGCAGCGGTGTATTCGTTGCCTTCAAACAAGTTATACAGTGAAGTAGAACTGGTTGTTTTTCTACCTACGCCAGTAGTCTGGTCCAGCCCAGTAAGGGTGCCCGCTTTTGTTAATGTAGCCGTTGTGGACAGCGCAAGAGCGTCACCAGTCAGGTCAGCGCTCGAAAGTGTGATTGTTGCAGTGGTTGTAGCCATTATTCTTAGTTATATGAATGCAAATATAAGCATTATTTTTTCTTGCCTTTACCAGCTCTGATCTTCGCTGCCTCCTTCTTACCGAAGTCACTCTTCACCCTAGCCATGGCCCAAGCATGTTGAGATACTTTGGGCCTGTTACCAGAAGACATGTAGGCGGCAAGGCCTCGGCGATACACTTGTTTTTGTGCAGCGCTAAGACCAGCCATCCCACCTTTTTTTAGCTTCTTGACCTTCATTACATTCCGAGCATTTTCTTGGCTTTGGCTCTCTGGGCTGGGTCCTTCAACAAAGCCTGCATCAAGCTGCCGCCATCCTTAAAGGTCTTACCTCCGTACATGTACATAGGCATCTTGTGCTTGCCTCCATGCTTCATCATCATAGGCTTCTTCATCATGCCACCGCCTGGCATCTTTTTGACTTTCATCTTTCCGCCCATCATCATTTTTTTCTTACCGTGATCCATAGTTATATTTTTTAAAGGTTTATATCTTATCTCTTTGCGCCATGAGCCTTTTAAGCCTAGCGGCTACAGCAGGGGGGAAGCCCTTCTTTTGTCTTTTGGCTTTTGTCCCTCTGTGCTTTTTGTATATCTCGCTAATCTGTGCCATTAGCTGCTTTCTCTTCCCTACGTCAGCGCTACCACGAGTATACTTCGGGTTGAACTTCATTCCTTTCTTGGAAGACTTAGGTTTCTTACCTGCCTTCTTCATAGCAATAGCGATCGCTGCTTGTTGTGCTGGATTCTTTGCCATTACTTCTTCTTTGGGTGGTCAGCCATTTTGAACGTAGCCTTCTTCACGGCACCAGGATGTGGAACGTAGTCGCCCTTCATGAGATAGTATCTACCTCCTTCCTCCATCCAGTGAAAGCCCTTCGGGGGATCGATAGACATCTTGCGGCTTGTTACAGTGAACTTCCCGCCCTTCTTATACTTGACAGCTTTCATTACCACTTAGATCTATTAGCCCAGTACGCTGCACTCATCTTGCCCTTTGCGATATTGCGTCTGTGTCTAGCCTTGAAGCTGGCTCTCTTCTTCTTCATTCTGTCGCTTTCTCCAGCTTTTGGCTTACCCGCTGTCTTCGCACCTTGCTGACCGTAACGTATAAGCTTTACTTTGTTTCCTTCTTTCGCTAACACTATGTGAGACTTCTTAGGATGCTGTGGAGTTCTCTTGGGTTTGTTTACCCCAGATAATCCATGTTTCTTAAGAAGGTTTTTTACTCTGGTGTTAGACATCTAGCAAAGGTAATAAAAATAAAAAAGTCAGATATCTAAATCATCCTCACTAGGAGTCCATTCGTCTCCCGAAAGCAAATCCATGATTTCTGAATATTCATACTCTTGGCTTTTCGTAGTCAAAGAAACAATTGAGCTCGGCGCTTCGCCATCGTACTTTACTAAAGCGTGAGTGCCCGCAAGGTTTCTTCTAACGGTTAATGCAGAATCTTCTACAACTTGCGAGAAGTCTATTGTATTGATTTCAGAGGCTTCAAAGATTATGTAATGTCTATTTTCTGTGTGCATTAGTAACCGTATCTAGATTTCGTGTTGTTAAAATTAGACAGAACTTCTGAGTCTGTTAAAATGTCGTTATACACAGCCCACTCAGCAAAATAGCCTCCGCTGAACACCCCTCTTCTGAGTGCTGCACCACCATCAAACTTATCTGTTTGACTGCTGTTGTACTTCATCCTATAACCCAACCCACTTCCATAACCGTTTGTCGAGTTTTGTATGTTAGAACCAGTAGCCTTCGTTCCATTGATGTAAATACTTCCAGTGTAGGATCTTCCACCAGACGGTCCACTCACACTTTTGTCATCTTCTATCACAACGCAAATATTTATCCAATCACCTAGAGAGGCTCCAATGGTAGAGGTATGAAAAGAAGCGGGAGTTCTTAAATCTAACCTTTGGTTGCTGTTGTTGATTCCTCCAGCTCCGAAACAATAACATATAACTCTACCATCACGCACATAAATAACCTCTGCTCCTTGATACGCCCTATAAGCATTAGAGCCTGAGTTACCAGTCGTGGTAAGAGTTCCGTTAGTGGTTACTCCCAGATGCTTCGATGCGTTAGCCCCCGATGGATCTAGCTTTGCCCAAAGGTAAAATGTAATACCACCGTCCGTATCTACGTCTCCGTAAGTCCTAGTCCCAGCTCCAGTACTAATCAAGTTTACCTCACCTGAATCTTCACCGATTCTAATAGGTGCAGCGTCATCATAAGGGAACTTCACATATTCATCTACAGAGTCAAAAAGAAACGAGCCCCCTCCTTCTGATGAAGAATGTGTTGGAGAATTTACCAGAGTACCATTAACTCCACTAGCAGTAAGATCTGACCAAGTTGTTCCACTCCCGCTGTAACTGCTTGAGTTTCCAGCGTCTAAATATTGAACTAGATTTGTAGTTATAATGTCGAAGCTACCTGCTGAAGCAGCAGGAACTGTGACGCTAGAAAATTTTGCTATGCTTGCTTTTGCTACATCATTAATCTTTGATACAGAAGAAAGCGCTATAGCGTTTACCTTACTTACAGACATTAGGCGGTAATCTCAATGAAGTCACTAGAAGGATTAAACCAAATCTGTCCGTTGGTTCCATCCAAACAATACCCAATAATCCTGACGATATCTCCATTGCCAGATGGCGCTGTGTTTGTTACGTGACCTGCGGTAGTGCTTACATAAAGTTCATCTCCAGTTGCTTCTGTCCCGTCAATAGCATTAGAGTCCATGGTGTATATACCTCTCAATAACATTCCATTGGTATCTGAAGCTGTCCCCTGGGCTATAGCCAACAAACAAGGACCAGAAGTAGCAACTGCATCAGCATCTGCTTGAGCCCAGTTTCCAGAAGAATTAAAGTAGTAAAGATCCCCTCTGGTCATACTAATAGTTCCACCAAAGAATACCACATCACCTTGACGACTATGATCAGTGTTTGATGTTTTAGTAAATTTATTTTCGGTAACGCTTAATTGAGGTGCAGTTACAGTGCCTGAAGAAGGATTGTACGTTAAATCGCCATCTGCTTCTAGCCCCACGTTACCGCTGCCTGCTGCTCCAGCAACAAAGGTTATTACGTTTTCTTCGTCAGTGCTTTCATTGTCGCTTACCGTAACGGTAGTAGCAATGGCAGCCGTACCTGAAGTATTCTGGTTTCCTGCGCTATTGACGCCTGGCAGGTCTATATTGCCAGTGCCGTCAAAACTAACGCCTCCAATATTTCTAGCAGTAGCCAATGCTGTTGCAGTAGCAGCATTACCAGATGTGTCCTGATTACCACCAGTATTTACACCTGGCAAGTTAATATTACCAGTCCCATCAAAGCTAACACCCCCAATGTTCCTGGCGGTAGCCAAAGCTGTCGCTGTATCAGCATTCCCCTCAAGAGCCCCGTCAAACTTAGTAGCTTCTATCTCACCAGAAGCCTTCATGATTACATTATCGCCACCACTGACCTCAAATATGATTTGATTGTCAGTCCCGAACTTAATTCTGTTGTCCGCATCTCTACCAATCTCTAAGCTAGAGTTCACAACAGAAGTGATGCCTGTTTGAGCGGCCTCTACATTTAACGTTACGCTACCTGAGCTCCCCCCACCAGAAAGTCCAGTGCCTGCTGTAACGCCCTCAATGTCTCCGCTACCATCGCCACCAGAAGCTGTAGAAGCAATAGTGATACCACCATCAGCGTTTGTAATACTAATATTGCTACCAGCGGTTAGCGTCGCTACGGCTGGACCACTACTACCGCCTATAAGTAACGACCCATTTGTAGTCATGGCGGCAGCAGCTAGCGTATCCGTTCCGCTATCCTGCGTAATGATTACAGCTTTGTCTGTAAAGGAAGTTGCGTTGGTTCCACCCTTTGAAACTGGGACAGTATCAGTCAAAGTAGACCCAGCTGCGGGAACGGTAATTGCAGCGGTTCCGTCAAAATCTACCCCATTGATTGCTCTTGCTGTGGCAAGTGCTGTAGCTGTACCAGCGTTACCAGAAGTATTCAGGTCAGAGGCAACAACAAAATCCATGTTGCCATTAGCATCATCATAGGTAACGCTAATCCCTGTTTTTGTTCCGCCAGTAGCGACTAAAGGACCAGCTATGTCTTGAACTTGCTCAGTAGAAAGCTGAGTATTAGTGTCTGTAGATGCTATAGTAATATTGTCCGCGTCTGTGTGAGTCAGAGTTATATTAGACCCAGCTACAAACTTGATATCGTCGGTCCCAGAACCCGCACCACCCGTAGTGTTTCTAAGAATGATGTCATCAGAGCTATCTACAAAAGATAGCGTGGTTGTGTTTTGAGTGTTGGTATCTGTAGTTTGGGCAACCCAGTCTAAGTTGCCGCTGCCGTCAGTCTTCAAAACTTCATTTGCACTTCCGTCTGTGTTTGGAAGCGTCAAAGTGTAAGAAGCTCCTGCGGAGTGGGGCGGTCCCTTAATTACAATGCCATGACTGTTCTGCTCACAGTTTAAAACAAACTGACCAGCACCCTTGTCAGAGTTGCCTTTAAATACAACCTTACCCGTACCGTTAGGATCAAGATCTATGTCGCCGTTAGAAGTGCTAACAATATCATTTCCGTTTACATCAAGGTTGCCACCTAGCTGGGGCGATGTATCAGAAACAATGTTTGTTCCTCCATCAGCCCCATCATTACCCGCTGGGCCCTGGATTCCTTGCGGACCCTGAGCGCCTGTAGACCCTGTAGCACCTGTTGCGCCTGTTGCGCCCGTAGCGCCCGTAGAGCCTGTGTCACCCTTGATCCCCTTTTCTGTTACGGTTATGGAGCTAGAGGCAGGAGGGGTAACTGTTACGGAACTAGAAGATTCATTTACGGTAATCGTAGTGCCACCAGTTTCCGTAGTGGTGATAGAGTTTCCACCGCTAGAAGTAACTGTTATAGCCATACTATCTAGAAATATCTTCGTTTACCTTAAAGGACCCCCTCAAGATTGTTGTCACTACATCCCCAACCTTCTGTTGGATGTCATAGGTAAAAACCCCAACAGGAAGGTTTGACATGGTGTTAGAGGAAGCGGTGAGCTTTACCGTTCCGCTGTCTGAAATATCTGTAAACTCAAACCCATTGCTCAACGCAGATTTTTGATCATCCGTCAACAGCTTTGAGTCTGAAGACGATGGAGATAAACTACTAGAGGCTACGACCTCTCTTTTATCAGAACTAGATCTAGATCTCTGGGGAAATGTTTTAATGTCCATCAAAAATTCATAGCCCAGAGTACTAAGCTGCAAGGCGGTTCCGCTTGAATCCTTCAAGGTCAATGTTAAAGAAAAGGTATCACCTCTTCTGCAGGTGATATCTAATTTTTCCGCCACGTCTAAATTTACGCTACTAGCCATATCAACCTAATAATGAGTTTACAATATTGTCTACGCTATCAGAAGCCTCTGGAAGTTCTCCTCGCGTACCCTGTCTTTGAGAAATCAACTTGCTTTGCTCTGAAGATTGCTTTTTAACTCTTTCGTCTTTTCGATCTTCTTTCAAAACTTCTAGCTTTTCCTTGAACTCTTGCTCATCCGTCTTGAACCCTAGGGTAGCCTGAGCCTTGATCAGCTCAATTTCTTTTCTGAACTGATGCTTTACCTGTTCGAGCTGACCCTCCAGTTGAGCCTTAAGCTGAAGCTGCTGAGCTTCCAGCTGCGCTTCCATCTGCATCTCTTGCATCTTGGCTTGAGAGGCAGCCTGAGCAGCCTGTTGAGCTGACTGCGCTTGCATCTGTGAATTCTGCATAGCCATCTCTTGCATCTTAGCCATACGCTTTTTGCGGCGGACAACTAAAAGGCGCTCAGCTTGGTTTACATCCTTCATGTTTCTTATAGCGATAGCATCTTCAATGTCAAGTTCTTTTTGCTGAATAGACATCTGGATGTTTTGCTCTAGGTAAACCCTGTCCTGATCCTCCATTTCTTTTACAACTTGAACACCGAAGTTGTACATCGGCAAGTCGCTAAATGAAGAAAGAACAGACATGTTTTCTTTCCCTATGGCATTTTCGTAATGTCTATACAAGACGCAATCTTGAGGTAGAATTTGCATACACTTTACAATGTCCTCGCAAACCTTCTTGTAAAGAATCATAGAGGCATTAGTAATATCATAGATAGCGTTGTTCCCAGCTGCAATCGCCTGCTGCTGAACACCTACGAGCGTATCACCCTTTGGTGTGGATGCATCCATCATCTCGTTGATACCCGTAGTGTCACGGATCATTCGCAGATAGTGGTTGTATAAACCAATCAATTCGTTGATGTTTCGGATGCTGTTACCAATTTCTCTTACGGGCGGGTTCTGGAATCCACCTTCTGGATTCTTGCTCCTGTAGTAGAAGACACCAGTCTGTTCGTAAATGTCATGCAGGTCCAAAGGCTGTAACTCTCCACCCTTCCCAAGCTGAACATTTTCTAGCCCTTCAATATCAATGATCAATCCATCAGGCTTTGCCTTGGCAATGGCCTGCTGAATCTTTAGGTGTGTCAGCTGCAACATATCAGCGAAGCCAGTACAGCTATCCACCATAGATTTAGGCATCATGTTTCTCATGTTGGTTGCCACAACAGAGTATGACAGCCTACATTTTGAAAGATCATGAATATTCTTTGGGATGTTTTTCATCATCCCATAATTAAACAGGATGTCAGAACCACCCATGACGTAAGACCCGCTATATACAGTAGAGATTTCCATTTTACGTGGAGTCCTATCAAACACGCTGCCTTGCTTTTCTTCGTAATCAAACCCCTTCATGAAGAAGTTGACGTTCCCAAACCTGTTTTCTTTCTCCTCGAAGTGAATGCAATCAACAGATATAAACTCAAAATCAAGAACATCAACCATGTATTCGTCATAGCCGTATTCTTGACGCATAGCTCTTTTGTTGTATGACTTTCTGCTGTAAGCGTTGGGGTCATTGCCATCTTTGTTTTTCGCAGACTTAGCAATCTTCTCAAAAACCTCTTCCTCTAGCTCATGTCCAGCTAGCCTCTTTAGCTCCTGTATAGAAATGGTTTTAATATGACCAGCATACATCATATCATTGAAGCCAGGGTCTTCTGTGTAGCTATGAATAAATGAAGTTGGATCTACATACTCGGTTTTAATGCCCTCGTTTGGATCGTTGCTTCTTTTCACGACAGACATCCCTAGCGCAACCAAATCGTTTACGCATCTTCGAAACACATTATCATTGAACGAGTTCCAAGAAAGGGTCATGTTAGTTCCGATCTGAGCTGCGATCTCAGCATCAGTTTTTACGTTTGTCCCTAAAAGAATTTCAGCTTCTTCAAGACTATCAGGAAGTTTGTCTGGATCTTCTCCAACAACCATACCTGTATTTTCTTTCAGTTGCTGTAATTGTTTTTTTGCTTCTACCTGAAGCTCTATGGATCTTTTTTTATTGTTCTTTTCTGAAGAAGAAAGCGGATCAACAGCTTCAAGATTTGGATACGGGTTTCGAGACAATATTTTATTTGCCACAACCCTAACAAACTTTGGAAGGATGGGAACTGGAGTGTAGTCAAGATTAAGAAGAGTGCCGTCTCCATCATTAGGAGACAAAGATCTTAAAAGCTTTTTGTAGATGTTCGTATCCTGCGTGCCGTTTGCGTAATCCCTGCTCCTTTCAAAAATGACATTTCTTCTGCCATACAACGAGGTTGCGCTTGTCATCTTTCCCCACTGAGACTCAATCGCTTTCGCATACTGCAACCCGTAAGGGTTGCTTTTTTTAGTCTCTGTATCAGCAAGAGGATCGGGAAAGGAGCTTTTACGCTTGTCGTTTGTGTAATTCATTTGTTGATAGCACTATAGGCGTATTTTGCAAATATAACAAATACGGGCTAGACCTTATATTTCCTAAAAAACACCCTCTCCTGGAAGTTAGCCCGTTCTTTTTCTTTTGATTTTTGAGCAGCCAAAAGCGCTAATCCTGAGCTAATTGTCAAGTCAAACTTAGTTCTCTTGTCTATCTTGAATCCAATCCAGTCCTCTAGCGTCCTGTTAAAATACATCTTCCCAACTTCTCCGCTTTCGTGATCTATACCTACGTGTTCGTGGATGTATTTTTCTATGGACTGAGCGTGTGACTGAATGACGTCCTGAGAGTTAGATGGTATCCCTTTTGTTTTAACATTGACGTGTGAAGAACTACTGAGCAGGTGCTTGGGGCGGTCCATTAAGTAACCGTCGTAACCTCTTGATTCAAAGTATCTTACAATACCGTACTTGTTATTCTCTACAAGTAGCGGGTAGCCATAGTAAAAAGCGCACATCAGAACGTCTTCGTAAAAGATGCTGGCAAGGTCTGGGCGAGAGGCGTACTCCACCACAAACATGTTTGGAGGGCGGTTTAGACTGAACTTGTTGTACATGTGTAGCGCTCCCTTCGATCCCCTGCCGTCTACTGTTGCGTCTAAGTCATAGGAGTCAACGCCGCCGCAACCATACTCACTAAATGGAGCTATCTTTTTACCCCTGTGAATTTTTATGATATTTCTATCGGGAGGGTCTGGCATCCAGCAAACCCTGAATCTGCCGTTAGGTGTAGGAGAGAACACTACTTCTTTATCCTTCTCCTTCCAGGTGAAGTTTCCTTTGATTACTGGGTCTGGAAATAACTCCTCGTTGTGCTCAATCTGTTGATAGATCTTTCCGATATTAAATAGACTACCTTGGATACTATCCCTGAACGCCTCGTCCTCCGTGAACGGGAACTGCCTCGTCACCTCGTTTAGTTCAGAGGGGTTGTCCTTGAATGACCTGCGTTCATTTTTTAAATACGTCTTACTACCGATGGCAATGAAGTCTCCCTCGATTCCCTCTACCTCTTGCTCTGGATCTTCTATGACTGGGTTTCCGTACTGATCAAAGAAACCCTCTAGTGCATCGTAAGCTGGGATAAATATTCTGTACAGACCCGACCTAGTTCTATCGTTGCTATTTCTTTCGTTGGGGTCGGAGTCATACCACAAACCTTTGTACTCGTTGCCGCCCTTGTTCATTGGGTTAACGGTGCTACCCACGATAGCCTTGCCTACGATCTTTCTACCAACGATGAGGCAAGTTCTTTCTATCCTCCATGCTTCACGGATATCTGTAGGCTTCTCCCACTTGCCAGCCTCATCGAGATAAAGTATGTGCAGCTTTTCTCCGTCGTATGCGTTGTTGGTGGTATTCTTCCAGTTGATTACTGTGTTAAGCGCGTCGCCCCTGAAAGAAGTCTTGTTGTTTTTCGTGATACGCTTCGAAGGCTCACGGAAGGCTAGCTCCATGCGTGGGTTAGTGGTACCGTCCTGGATGGGCTTGAAAAAGAAAGGGTAGCTGCGGAAGATCGCAACCACCTTTTTCATGAAAATATTTTCTTGCGCGTCTTTACCAGTCTTTGACTGAATACCCAGGAGCTTCTCTTTAACTTGACTAGCCTCGTCCACAAGGACAGCAGAGCATATATTAGTGTAGCCAGAACGACGACACTTAGTATAAAGCTGACCGAAACAACGGGGATCAACTTCGCAAGCAGCCATGTGAAGAAAGATTTCTCTTTGGAAAGCAAGGTATGATGGGTATCCGATATCAATTTTAGACCACTGTAGAAACATATAGTGTCTCCCTGTAATATACGTAGGGACCCCATTGTTGTAAAACCACACACCGTCCCGCCTACGTTGAAACTCTTTCTCGATATATAGACGAAACTTTGATCGAAACTCGGCAGGTTTCTCGAACCACTCATCCATACTTCGAATCCTCTGCAACTCTTCGGGCATAGGTAGGCGTCTCCACAGCTGCAACTTTTTTGGTTGCTCATGGAAGAGTATCTCAGATCGCTTCGGTTTTTTTGGTAGGACAATAAATAGCCCACTCGATTCGACGTGAGCTCCCTCCGTGCCGTTAGGGTCGATCTTAATCCCTTTAGTTTCATAACCTTCTATGTCTACTAGTACGGACATTTAATTTAATTGGTACACCCGACAGGACTCGAACCTGTGACCGTCTGCTTAGAAGGCAGATGCTCTATCCAGCTGAGCTACGGGTGCATATATTTATGTTTAAGTAACCAGCCGTATTGTCCTGATTATCAAAGTCATAGTCGTCCCAGTATATCAAACCGCTTGGCTTATTTTGAGAATCTTTCTGCAAATCCTCCTGAGTAGTCTTTTTCTTTTTCGATTGATCCATTGTCTTGTAGCTCTTTAACCATTTGTTCTAAACGCTGACGCTCTATCAGCAACTCTTTGCAGTCAATAGCTGTTTGTTTAATGGATTGTAATT